CGGGAGCTTTTTTTTTACTTCCATATAATGCCATAATATTTACCTTTCTTCTGCCTAGTACTAGGAGCTATCGATCTTAACCAGATCAGAGCTACTTAAGTCAGACATTCACCTTACACCAAAGTTCACTTACCTCAACGCACATTTAATAGGGTGCTTTTTTTAACCTCTATTATTTGTGTAGTAGGGAAAGACATGACAGAAGTTGGGTTTTTAACCCCCCCTCAAGTGTGGGGTAAAAACACCTTGATGGAAAATCCCCCTCACATGTTGGGGGGATTTACTCTATTCGTGTGGATAGGCTTGACTATGTTAAGTCTATATTAACTGATAGATTCGCATCTAGGGTATGCTGCACCTTATCGGGTGCTCGTATACCAACCCTATCCAATATGTCTTTACTAGCCTCTAGTTGAACATACTCACTTCGGGCATTCATACTCAAGTCTACCATCTTTCTTGAGGCATGTACTGCACCTAATCCAACGGTATTAGCTATCTGTTTCATCATATAGCTCTGTACCTTTGGGATTCGTAGTGTTCTACTTGCACTTACTCTAGCTGATTCTTTATTCTTTTTTGTTGAATATCCAGCTATTATTCCAGCTTCGGTTATGCTACACCCTGTTGTTACGATAGTATCAACTAACTTGCGCTGTTTATCGGTTAATTCGTCACTTTCACTAGTGGCAATACTCTTATTCACCATGTTGGGTAATACTACTTGTTGGTTTTTCCTTGTCAAGAGAAATCGTCAAGTCATATAAGCACATCCCTATATCTTGTAGTGAGGCTCGACCTCACCACAATATAGTCCAAAGTTCTTCGTTCATCATTTTAGGGAAACCTGTTTCCCGTTCACCTTGCACGCAAGGTTCACTGCTAAAATAATTCACTTCGATTGGACAATCGGGATGTGAATGACACCCCAAGGGGTGACTCTATGTATTGAGGTGGCTGATTTCACTACTTAAGTCATATAGACTACCCAAGATGATTCGGACACATCTTGTCCTCACATCTTGGAGTTCTATGACCTACGCTATCCACAACTAGCAGTAGGCATGACTACGCAGCTCATCCCCACCTCATTTCTTTTTGGTAAAAGAAACAAAAACCTTAGTGTCGGTTTTCAGTAATTACCAATCTGTGCGCCCGTTTGGTGCGCATGACAAGTTTAACAGTCATTCGGGATTCTTTGGAAATTGCAACAATAATAGTTCATAACAGTATGTGGAACCTCAATCCCTTTGGGATTATATCCACATACGGTTAATCACGATTATTTTGCAATCGGCAATCCTAATGCTTCCTCACTAATCGTTCGTCAGCAAGGATAACCAGTCCCTCATTACCTGTTGTTCGAGGGGAAATGAATATCAAGATATAAAACAAAAGGAGGCAAAATGCCAAAGACTATTAAATTTAGAAACGAAGAATTACATCTACAATTCGGTAGATATCAAGATACAAATATGGTTGCATTACAACTATATGATTCTAATGGTTTTCCATATATGACTGCTTCATTTAATCCAGTAGAAGTACCAGATACTGATACTAATAGATTAATAGCAATTAAAGATTGGTCTGAAAATGAAGGTATTGAAAAAGCATTATTAGATAATAAAGTTTTTGAAAAATTCGTTAAATCTATACCAACTGGTTATGTAAATGGTAGCGTTTACATAGTTAATAAAGAGTTTCTTGGCGATAAATAGTCGCCAAGATTTAGACACATTTATTAGATAATGTGTTTACATAATCACTTAAAATTAGGAGGTCTTATGACTGATAGTGATATAATGACTGCTTATCCTGACAAAAATGAATTACAGGATGAGATACTACAATCTGCTTATTTAGTAAGAGCAGAATTAGAACTCTATACTAAATGGATGGATTCTAGTAATTTATTTCTAAAGTATAATGCTAAAAAGAAAGTCGAAAAGACGCTTAATAGTAGTTATTTCGTTACGAAGTATTTACAAAAACAAATTGATAACTGTAAAAATCAATTTGAGAAATTATCAAATGATATTGGTGGAAATATACATCAAGCATATGATAAAGGTACTCTTAATGAAGTTATGCAATCTCAATATGAAAAGATATTAAGATTTAATAACGGTTATACATTTAGTTTTTCACTTGAACAAAGTGTTTACAATCTTTGTGAAAATTGGTGGAAATCAATGTTTGATGAGGAGTTTCTTCCTAAAGAGCATAGAGAAACTAGAAATCAAGTTTCTGCTCAATCAAAGCATATAACTAGAATTAAAGAGTTTAATCAAAAACAATTTAACTTCAAATTTAAACCAGTAACTGAGTAAATAACTGGTATTGTTCTAGGGGATTTATTTCCCCTAGAATATATTTTTTTTAAAAAATCTGTTTGATAACACCGAACGAGAAAGGAATTAATATGAATCATTTATGTGCTACATTATTACTATTTTGTTCATCATTTAATATGTCTTTTGATGATGACAAAAATGATTTCGTAGAAATGATAGGTAGATGTGCAGTAGAATACAACGCTTATTACACCGAAAACGAAAATAGAATACCAATACACTTGGTAGTTGCAGTTGCCTCACACGAAAGTGGCTGGGGAACAAGTAGGTTCGCAATAGAGGGTAATAACTATTTTGGTATCAAATCACTTAGTGATGATCCAGACGAGTTTATGATACCGAAAAAGAATAAGAAAGTTAAGATACAAAGATATTTGACGCCATGTGAATCAGTCTATGATTTTATGGACTTGATATCAATGAGCAAAAAATATGAGAGCTTTCAACATGAATTATGGAATCAATGGTTTGATGACATAACTAACTTTGAATTATTAATACATAATATGCCTAGATATTCGAAAGATAAAAACTGGGAAGAAAAAGTATTAAAAATAATAAAACAATTAGAGGTAAAATGAATTATAAAGATAAATTTAAGACACCTGAAGTATATGAAAAAGCTATTGTAGTTTATATCTATGATAAAGATTTAACATTAGAAGATATAAACAAAGTAGTAAAAGATATGAAGGTATCTACGAGAGAATTAACTGATGATGAAGTAATCTATCACATATAGGAGGTAACATGATAGGAAGAACAATGAGAGGCACAACTGCTTTTGCATCTATATTATTTAATAGTTCAGTTTACAGATATGCAAAAAAAAGAGGTGTTTGGTATTATAGACTATTATTATCACAACAATTTTCTGATGTGATTAATGATTTATATGAAATGAATAGATTAGAAAAGAAACTTAATCCTGATCCATTTTCTACACAAAGAAAAAGAATATTTTGTATAGATGAAAAAGGAAATATCTACGACAATA